CTCCAGCTGGGGGTGCGGAAATATTTCCTTCCCCTGGCCAGAATGCTCTCGTTGTACCCCATCCACAGTGAGTGTGCAGTAGGCATCAACGCAGAGAGTCCCGAGTGGCACGAACTTGATAATCACATCATGAAGTTCGGCGACAAGCGCGTCTTCGCCGGGGACTACTCCAAGTACGACCTCCGTATGCCAGCCCAACTCATTCTTGCGGCTTTCAGACTCCTCATTGAGATCGCTGCAGAGTGCGGTTATACCGCCACCGAGCAGAGGATCATGAGAGGATATGCCACGGAGATAGCCTATGCCTACACCGCCTACAATGGAGACCTTATCAAGTTTTCAGGTTCCAACCCTTCTGGCCACAACCTCACCGTTTACGTCAACAGCATTGTCAACTCCCTGCTAGTCAGGTGCGGGTTCTACTCCATGTACCCCCGTGCAGAGTTTGATAGGTGGGTTGCCATATCCACCTACGGTGATGACGTCAAGGGTACAGTTCACCGCAGGTACGCAGGTTTCAACCACGTCTCGTACGCTGCCTTCCTAGCCGACAATGACATGATGTTCACTATGCCGGACAAGAACGCCGACCCCACTCCATTTATGGATGGGGAGGATTGCGATTTCCTCAAGAGGAAGACGTTCTACAATCCGGACCTCAAGTGCAAGATAGGCATATTGGATGACGATAGTATCTTCAAGTCGCTGCATTGCAACCTCAAGTCCAAAGTCTGTACCAAACAACAAGTCGCCGCCCAAAACATCGATGGCGCCATCAGAGCCTGGGCTTATCATGGTAGGGAAATCTTCAATACCAGGAAGGCCCAGATGCGTCTCGTAGCGTATAAGGCCGGTATAGACCACATCTGTAAGTTTCTCGAGGCGGACTATGACGTCTTCGTCTCCACCTGGAAGGAAAAATACAGGGGATCTGCCTCGGGAAGGCCTTAAACTCGCCCAATCCGCCCTGGGAAGGCTCTAAACTCATCCCTCTGGCCGGCGAAGGGCTCCCCGCCCAAGGACCCCGGCAAAGCGCAAAAGGTCCCCAGTAGCCCATGGATACCAATCACCTAGTCAGTATGCGTCGACTGGTGGTCAGGCTTGACTACTGCGCAGGTTACGTAGACCCCATGGTAGCATATCGGTTCAACTACCACGGCCAAACAACCGGAAACTACAACAACCCAGAAAAATTTAAAGACAGAAAATGCCGATTTCGTGGAATCCAGCGACCATTGGGTCGCTTCCATGACGTCAGATTCAGGCGCGGCATATTCACAAGACGACATGTACGACAGTACCTTGGGGAATTTCTTCGAGAGACCTGTCAAATTAGCCACATATGCGTGGACGGTTGGCGATCCTATCAATGTCACATTCAACCCTTGGGCAACATTCTTCGAGAACCCGAGGGTGTCCAATAGGATTTGCAATTTCAACCTCCTTAGGGCCACCTTACACGTCAAGGTGGTTATGACGGGCTCCAATTTCCACTATGGAAAAGCCCTCATGTCATACCACCCCTTACACGTGTACGACCAGTTCAACGACTTGCACTTCCCGTTCGTTAAGGAACAGAATCTGGTCAATTTGTCCCAAAGACCACACGTTTACCTGACGGCTACAGGTACCGCCGGGTCCGAAATGGTTCTACCATTCGTGGCACCCGGCAACAATTTGAGCATTCCCGGGGGGGAATGGCTCACAATGGGAGAACTCAGTATCAACTCTTTTACTTCTCTCAAGCATGCCAATGGTGGCAATGGCCGGGTGGAAATATCCATTTTCGCCTGGGCCACGGACGTCACCCTCAGCATGCCCACGTCCACCCCCCCATACAATCTGCAACCTCAGGTTGGTGTCACGGAACCAAGGTATTCTGACGAATATAGTGGGATGATATCCGGCCCGGCGGGGATAGTTGAGCATTTATCAGGTAAGCTGCGCAAGGTTCCATGGATCGGCAAGTATGCGATGGCCACTCAGTCCATCGCTAGAACCATTGGTAGCACCGCACGCTTCTTCGGCTTTTCGAGGCCGACGTTTCCTGAGCAAGCGACTCCCTGCTTGGCCATAACAAGGCCCAATACCGTAAATACTAATGTTCACGATACAGCAATCAAACTAACTCTCGACTGTAAACAAGAGACCACCATTGACCCCAGGGTTCTAGGTCTCGACGGCACGGACGAGCTCGCGATCAACCATATAGCCTCTCATGAAAGCTATGTTCACCAGTTCACCTGGGGCACAACTAGCCCGAATGAGACAGTACTATGGTCCTCCCCCGTCAACCCCATGATGGTGAGGACCTCCACGCTAGGATTTGGCGAGTTCACCACCGGTTTACACATGTCGGCGATGGCATTCGCTGCTGCACCCTTCCACTACTGGAGGGGCACCATTGTCTATCGCTTCATTGTCGTTGCTTCACCGTATCATAAAGGAAAACTCACCGTAAGGTATGACCCACGTGGTCTGGTGAGCGATGAATACAATGTGAACTACCTCAAAGTTATCGATATCGAGGAGCAGATGGATTTCGAGGTTGAAGTGGGATGGGCCAATCCCCTCCCCTACCTCGAAGTCCCGAGGGTGTCAGATCAGAACACCTTCTTACCCATAGCTGAACCGTTTTCTACGGATAGGCAAGATTACCTAGCTAATCCGTTCACTAATTACAGCAATGGGTTCCTAGAAGTGGCAGTGCACAACTGTCTAACGGTGCCCACGGACATCGTGAACAACGATGTCCAGGTGTTAGTCACCGTCAGGGCAGGGCCAGACTTCGAAGTCCTAGCCCCCGACTCCACCAACCTAGACTACCTGTCACTTCTAGAGCCCCAGTCCGGAACGACTGAGGGCGATGCGCAAACCAGCGAGGGAGAACCCAACAAGAGCAACACAACTCTCTCCATAGCGCATATTGGCCACTGTCCAGAACTCTTGGCCATCCACGATGGGGACCCAGTAACCTCCTTCAGACAAATTCTTAAGAGGTACAATCTGGTCCGCACCATCACTCAGCCCAATAATAACTACGGGCTGGCCTCATACACCACATCAGACTTTCCACACTACAAGGGGAGGACGACTTACGGAGTCGATCTCATGCCCGCGGAGCTGGGTGGTGTACCCCAACCGTACAATTCAGTGCGCACGACTCTGTTGCACTATGTCACACCCGCCTTTTGCTGCAGGCGAGGTGGTCTGCGCCGAATGTACACGTTTCCCAAAGTCACCGCAGAATGGCTCAACGCAGCCAGCGTCACCAGAAGACTTAGGAACACCCCGGAAGGTAGAACCTACACCAATGTGCCGACGGCCGTCTCAGACGCCAATGCACTTAGGGCTCTCTTCCAAACCCAATTACCCTCCGGTCTATCAGGCACGGCCAGCACCGATGTCGCATTGGCAGACCACCTCACAGTCGAACTCCCTTACCACAACAATAGGAGATTTTCTCCGGCGAGGAGGGTCAATTGGAAGACACCAGCCATAGGTCTTACATCTCACACTCTACAGCTCTATCACAGACAGACAGTGGATTCGAGACACTACATTCAAGATCACGTTGGTGTAGCAGAGGATTTTCAGCTGCACTTTTTCATAGGGGCCCCAGTATACTTTATCGGAACACTGGGCGACCCCTTTCCGGTCACAATGCCGTGACCACACACACCGTTTTACCGCGCCCGTTGTGAGCGCAGCGTTCAAATAGAGGATGGAACGCGGACTATAATCCTCAACCCCCCGGCGATAGGGGCGTGAGAGCCCGATGGGCCCTCCCGGACAAGCTGTTCTTTAGAACTCGATGGAAATTTTTCCTCCGGCTTGCCCGGGGGTTTTGTATATCGCAGTTTTATATGCTTGTCAGTATAACGCAC